GCCCTAGTTGTAAACCACGCTCACCTATACCACCAAGTCTGTTATAAGCGCCTGTTAGAAGACCAAGCCCGGCAAGACCTTGAGCGCCTCCTCCAAACAAGAAGTCACCAAACAAATCCATAAAGCCGGGATCTTCTGGAGTAGGAGCATCTGTACTGGCTCCCGCTCCAAGAACATCAGATGGTGTTCCAATGTTGTATTCGTCTTCGTCCATTACTTACTCCTAATTAAACTGTTTTACCTATTAAAGCCAATATATTAATTTCTTGTAGTGACAATGCGCTTCCATTGATGTCAGCCTCAAGGCCAACAACAACTGTAGAGCCACTTCCACCTGCGTTTAATGCTTTACGCGTGGTAGAAGCACCTCCTGTAAACTCTTTAGATGCAGACACGGTTAGTGTATCTATGTCTACAAAAGCATTTGTAATGTAAACGTACGTTTTTCCGTCTACAGTATTAGAATAACTATCACCATTTAACAAAGCCCCACCACCAGATCCGGTTGTAGGGGCAGTAGAAAAGTCACCTAAGAATTTATCAACAACATAAACCCCATTCGTTAAAGTAGACGTTATAGTAAAGCCAGAAAGCTCAGAAAGAGAAACGTACTCAGAAGCACCAAACTCTGCTACGGGTGCGCCCTGCACAGTAAAGGTTGTATTTCTGTAGCTAGTGTTAAAGTCATAAGCAAACTTAATAAAGATGTCTGTATTGCTGGACGTAATAATCGTAGGGTTAATCTTCTTGATAAACTTAAGACGCGAGGGATCGCCAAACGTCAAGCTTGGACTGTAGTATTTAAATCGGAAAGGCGACCCATTATCTAAATAACTTTTGTATTCACTAATTCCATTAGTAGATCCTATATATAACTTGCCGTTCTCTAACCGCTCATACGCTGTAAATACAGAATTAGGCCAGCGTGTTGCTCTTAAAGACCCATCTTCTAAATTGCCTCTTAAATCAAAGCAATACGTTGTGTTTTGACCAACAAAAGTAAGCAAGTAAAAGCTTTCTTCTGGGCTATAGACTGTTCGATAAGAGGTATTCTCGTCTTGTATTAGCTCAATAATGTCTTTAGTAATGGTTTTAGACAGTGTGCTAATAGGCATAGACTTTTCTTGTATTGTTCTGCCAAAGCTACGCAATCCAGTATGTGACAAAAACAGCACGTCAGTACCCGTATGTTGGATAGTGTCTCTATCTACACACCCAACGCCAGCTACAGTGTCCATAAGAGACATGGTTGCTGGTGCTTCAGCACCTTGATAAACAACAATGCTGTGCTGTCCAAAGATGATTAACAGCCCGTTGTGTGCGGCTAAAGCAACAATCTCGTCGTAACCATCAGGCCACACCTTAGCTATGTCAATGCTACCACTAGTACCACCAGACCAGTTATTACCAATTAATAGATCAGACCAGTAAACCGTAGACTTATTGCTGGTTGTGTCTGCAGTCCAAAGGCGACCATAAGCAGATATAACTTCATTACCATATTGGGCCGCAGTAATGCCTGTTAGTTGAGTAAGAGTAGCGGGACTGACCGTGCCGTCATATACCAAAGGTTGTGTGCCACGCTGGAAAAAATAAGCTTTGTCATTAAAGTTTACGATCTTCCAGTTGCTTGCGCTGATACTAATAGAGGACGATATGTCTGTAAGGGTACTCGTTCCTGTCATTACCTTGTTGTTGCCTACAGACAAAACAGTAGTAGCACCAGAGGTGTTTCTATACTCGTGAACATCTCGAACAGCTTCAGAGCCTAATGCCGTTTTATCTGTAGTAAGAACAGTGTGGCCTTTACGAGAAGCAATACGACCACGCTTATCAATAACGGCGTTGTCTGCTATTTCCGCAAACGAAGGGTCTTGAGCAATAGGAGAGTCTTCAGTGTTAATACCTTTGAAGGCTGGTGCTACAAGATTAATACTCTTAAGTTCTTGTGCCATATTAGATAGTCCTAAAGATCATCTCTTCTGGATGTTTTGCCGCATCAATAGCAATGGCATCAGATAGATACTTGTCTGCAATAGCAAAGTATTCAGCAGTAGAAGTACCACCTGTCTCACCACGTTCACGAGCAAGCAACGCTACAGCCAAATGAATCACGGGTTTCTCTGGCACAAGTAGGTTGTCGGTGTTAGCAGTTAGCTCCGCTTGTCGCTTAATAACATCAAACCTAAGTGTCTGAGATGCATTAGGACGAGGACTAACAAGTACCTGAGTGTCACCGTTATCATCTAAACCATCAAAGGTGTAGTATCTAGGTGAACCGTCAACAATAGAGTTAATATAAAGTTGCTCGTTAAACCAGTCTTTTGTTTGATAAGCTAAGTAACAGTTTTCAGTATCATTTAAAGCTGACATTACTTTTACGTTGTCACCACACCCTGCCAAAGAGTGTTGATTATCGCCAGTAGAAACATTAATACTAATAGTAGTACGTAAAGCAGACCAATCAGTAGACTCTTCTACCATTACTTTAGCGTCGTTAATGAAGTCACCAACCATCTTTGCGTATGTAGATTCTGTAACACTTGTTACTTCTTCTTCACGCAAACGACGCAGCACGTTGTTCATTAAATTTAAATACGTCATTTAAGCATCTTCCCAAATAAACTGCGACCAATTAACCCATCAAGTTCTCTAAAGTAATCTTTTTTAGGCGGTGCAATAAGCTGTTGTAATTGTACAGGTGTGTAGCCTATAGAAGTCATGAAGGGTTTAAACGCCCCATCTGGTGATAACATCCCTCCTGCGCCAGCGCCGGTTCCAGTACCATCGCCATCGCCGTTACCATCGCCGTCACCGTCGCCAGCACCATTTCCGTCACCGTCGCCAGCACCATCACCATTTCCGTCACCATCTCCATCGCCGTCGTCAGGATCTACAGGCTCAGGCTCAACAGGGGCTTGTCTTGGGGCATCACCCTTTGTAGGAACTGTTAAATCAACTTCACAAATACCTAACAAATCGTTATATACAGTACCGGGAGGACATGCTTCTACTGGCTCAGGTTGTGGCTCTGGCTCGCCTATTCTTCCGGGACCGCCGTAAATAGAACCTACAATAAAAGGATTGTTGTTTGGATCAAAATCATCATCATAAAAACTACTATCAGGGTCTGTTACATCGATAACAGCTCCATCAGAGTCTCTTCTAAAAATACCATTGCCTTGATAAACCCACTGATCATCTTCACCTATCTGAACACCACCGCTTGGTTCAGGTTCAGGTTCTCCACCACCACCACCTCCGCCAGCATCTTCAGAAATTTGATAGTCTGGAGGAAAGTTAATTACATATACAATCCCTGTTTCTGGATCTGTATACATTCCGTCTTCAACCATTTCTTCGGTAATAAAACCTTCACCAAATATTTGCTCAAACTCTTCTACGCTAACACCTTGCTGTTGAGGCGGTTCAGGTTCAGGTTCTGGTTCAGGATCTGGCTGAGGTTCTGTCCCACCCGGATCACCTACAGGTTGTTGTGACAGCCATTCATCAAAGCCACCTGCCGCTACTATTTCAGCAGCTACAGCACGTAATTCGTCGTCATTAAGACCTTCTACAGAAGTTTCAAGAGCCTCTATAATTTCTGGATCAAGACCTTGAATGGTGCCTTGTCTGCCTGCCATAATAGAAGTAAGCATATTCCATACACTTTCTTCTGCTAAGCTAGGATCAAGACTTCCTATAGGAGTTTCTCCCGTATCTTCATCTAATAAATCGCCATCGCCCGCTACTCTTTGTAATTCTTGAAGCATACCTAACTGATTATTTGTTTCATTAATATAATCAATAAAAGACTGTTGCCCTTGAAGCCTCGCAAATTCTTGAGGAGTTAAAGGCCTAGGTGTTTCAATACCGTTAGACATGTTATTTCTTCCAGTTAGCCAGACCACGTAGGCCAAACGAGGCCGCTACAGCAGCACCAAGGAAACCTTTGTACCACTCAGGCATAGCTTCTAAGGCAGAAAACCCGTCCATAACAATAGGAACCATACTAGGAAAGAACGCTAGTACGCACGGTATTGAAAACAGTAACGTAAACCATTCGTCTTTCCAAGAGTTAGCTGCATTGTTAGCATGGATGTTTTCCCAATTACCGTCCTGCTGTATAGCTACCATCTTAGCTTCATGGACAGCTTTCTTCTCTTCAGCTTTACGTTGGAAGTAACCACCAACAAGAGACGTTACAGGGCCAATGAGAGCTTGTATCATCGTATGTACTCAGCAAACACAATAGCACCAAGGATAAACGGATACAGAGCGTAGACAGCCTGACGATTACTAGCGATGTCTTTTGTGGCTGCGTCAAGCTGACGTTGGATCATCTCATAACGAACAAGACATTCCTTCTCGTGTCCTTCTAGTCGTGCTAATAATTCTTCTGTTCTGCTCATCCTTTAATTTCCCTTACCACCGCTGAAAGTAAACCAAAACTAATTACTGAAAGTACCACAGCAAATAAACTTAAAAGCATGTTTTCTTTTAGTTCTTGCTGTCTGTAAATAGTATCCTGCCTTTCTTGTACTATCTTTCTTTTTAACTCACGAAACTCTCGCAAGCCATCATCCCCGTAAGCGTAGCGAATCATTAACAAAATCTCTCGCTGTTGCTCTTGTATCTTCTTTTTTCGTGCAAAAGCTTTTATTGCTTCAGCTTCTACACTCTTACTAAAAACTACTTTTCTAAACGGTGATACTTTGTTTGCTTTCTGCTCTTGATACAGAACATCACTAGCATGTCCGTACCAAGAAGCAATTTGTCCCATGGTGTCTTCTACTGATCGCCCAGCCTGAACCATCCCCTGCACCATAGCAAAGGCTTTGGTTGCCCCAGCAATGGCGGTTACAGGGTCGATCA